TATTGTTGGTTTATTTCTTGGCTTATAATCAAAATATTGAGTCTGTTCAATAAATGCCTGAAACATCAAATTCTTTTCTTCTTGTGAACCCATTCTTATTAAAGCATTTATTAATGGAACGATATAAAATTGTACATTATGAATATTAACCCTGTTATGTATTGAATCAAATTGTTTTTTGATTAATGCTTTAAAAAGAGGGTTGTAAACACTGGATAATCCTTTGTCAATAATTCTTTTAGTCTCATAGCTCCTAATATCCATCATATCACCTATATTGCCTAATGCAACAAGGTCAAGATATTTCTCGGATTCAAAATTAAACCATTCATCATCAAGTGCTTGTAAAAATTTATATGTAATGCCTACTCCCGACAGTTCTTTATTGGGATAATTACCTTTTTGGTTATTAACGATAATTGCATATGGATTATCAATTTCGATAATATGATGGTCTAATATAATAATATCAAGAAGTGCATTTTCTTCTTTTAGCTTGCAACATTGTTCAACATCATTACTTCCAGCATCGGGAATGATTAATAATTGAGTATCTTTGGGAATTGTAATATCTTCCGATAAGCCATGTTGCTTTTTATCATGCAACGAATATGTCACTTCCCACATTGGACATACCGTTTTAAGATACATATACATTATTGCTGACGAAGTATATCCATCTACATCAGAATCAACTATAATGTGAACTTTCCTTGATTCTTCAGGTGCAACTTTGCAAAAACATCGTACTGCATTATCAATGTTATCTAACAATTTATAAGAATACACAACATCATCTGTTAAATGTAAATATTTGCAAGGATTTTTTATTCCTCTATTATGTAAAACTGTCCCAGTTATATTGTTAATATCATTAGGACTGCTATTGATTAATTTACATTCCATTATATCACCTCAACCTTGTCATTCCATTTTGGATCAATGTTTTAAATTTTTTAGGATCATCACACGGACTTTCCTTTTCAGATAATATATTTTGCTTATCAATAACTGCAAAGATATTGAGATAATTCATAAACTTATCAGCAATATGATTTAATTCTTCAATTTGAACATCTTTGTCATAAACAAAAATAATATTCTCGCATATCCTTGATAGCTTATTAACTTGAATTTGTGTAATTTTCTTGCCACAGGTGGCTACTGTGTTTGTGTAGCCACCTGAAAACATCTGCATAACACCTTTTTCAGATTCAACAACATATACAGAATTATTTTGTTTAATTGAATCATAAGCGATATTCAATCCATATAAGATTTGACCTTTAGCACAAGGTTCAATATATAAATACTTATTTATATAATCAGGCATATTGGTAGAGAAATACCTCCCCTTAACACCTACCAAATTACCTAATTCATCTCTAATTGGAATTGTAATCCTGTTTGTTTCTTCATCATATCCAACTTCAAACATTTTTTGTATTCGATAATCAATATTGTCTTGGTAAAACATATCGTTCAAATATGGTTTATAATATGATAAAATATGTTCACTGATTGGCTCAATAGGCTTTTCAATACAAATGTCCCCATCGTTATGTATGCTAAGCTCCGTAAGTAGTTTTGTTAATTTAAGGCTTGCAGGTAAATTTTTATTAAAATCATAATAATAATCAATGCCTATACACTGGCATACATATTTTAATGATTGAAAAAAGTTACAATGCTGAAAA